CAGGAAAACCAAAAAAGGAAACAAGAAGCATAAACTACACAATGCCGTTTGGTCCAGCTCAAACAGTATCACCTGAAACAGCTTTAACATTTTCAGCCGTATGGGCTGCTATGAGATTACTTTCTGAAAGTATTTCAACTTTACCAGTTGGGGTATTTAGCAGACAACCGAATGGGGATAATTTAGAAGTAAATTCTGAACTATCTTTTCTTATAAAATACCAACCAAACTCTTATCAAAACAAAATTACTTTTTACGAAAAGATAATAATGGACATGCTTTCAGATGGAAATTCTTATGTTCAAATTGTAAGAAATAGAAATGGAAGAGTATTGGAATTGTTACCATTAAATTATGGAGATGTGAATACCTACGTTTTAGATAATAGACTTTTTTATGAAGATGAAAAATCAGGAATGACTCATGACTCTGATAACATACTTCACTTTAAAATGATAACTGGTCCTGATGGAATAACAGGACTTTCTCCTATTGAACAATGTAAAAATGCTATTGGATGGGGCATGAGTGTTCAGGAATATTCCAGCACATTTTTCAAGAACGGCGGAAAACTCTCGGGAATATTGGAATCTGATAGAGCTTTAAGTGAACAAGCAATTGATAGATTAAGAAATTCATTTAATAAAAACTATGGAACTTTAGCTGGTTCAAATCAAACAGCTGTATTGGAAGAGGGATTAAAATATAAAAGTATTAGTGTTACTCCAGACCAGGCCCAGTTCTTGGCGAGCAGGCAGTTTTCTGTGGAAGAGGTGGCTCGTATCTTCGGACTTCCTCCACACTTATTAAGAGATTTATCAAAATCAAGTTTCAACAATATTGAAATGCAATCACAGGAATTTGTTTCTTATTCTTTAATGCCTTATATCTCAAAGATAGAATTGGAAATGAGTCTTAAATTGTTTAGAAGAAATTTAGTTGGAAGAGATTATGTTAAGTTTAATGTAAACGGATTACTTAGAGGAAACGTAAAAGATAGAGCTGATTATTACAAAACAGCAGTAACAAATGGATGGATGACTATTAATGAGGTAAGACAAAAAGAAGATTTAAACAGAATTGAGGATGGAGATAATAATTATCTACAAATGAACATGACTACGTTAAACAAAATTGGAGAGGAAGATGCCAGCTGAGAAATGTAATAATGGAAAATGGAAATGGGGAGCAACTGGAGCGTGTAAATATGACTCAAAGCAAGAAGCTGAAAAGGATAATGAAAATTATTACAGGGATGTTGAGGATATAGATTTAACTCCAACAAAAGGAATGGTTGAAGAAGCTATTAAAGGTAAAGAATGGAGAGAAGAATTTGGAAGAGGAGGAACAGAAGTTGGATTGAAAAGTGCAAACATGATAATAGACAATCAATTGACTATTGAAAGAGTTAAAAAAATGTATGCATATTTCCAAAGACATGAAGTTGATAAACAAGGAGAGGGATTTACACCTGATGAAGATGGATTCCCTTCAGCGGGAAGAATAGCATGGGCATTATGGGGTGGAGATGCTGGAATGAGTTGGAGCACGAAAAAAAGAAATCAGATAGCAAACGAAACAGAAGAGAACAGGGAACAAGTAGGAACAATTATCAGTGATGGAATTGAACTCCCATTATTTGATACAATTGAAGAAGCGGAAAAGGAAGCGGAAAATTTGGGAGGATCTGGTTATCACGAGCACACTGTTGATGGGACTGTTTATTACATGCCATTTTCATCTCATGAAGAAGCAAAAGAAGCATTAAAAAAGGAAGATAAAAAAATACAAACAAAAGTTTGGGACAAAAAATTTAATACCACAATTATGGAAAAAAGAATATTTAACATTGAAAACAGATTTGAAACAAAAGAAGATGGTCAGGAAGTAGTTATTGGCTATGGTTCAATTTGGAACTCACGTTCTGAAAACTTGGGAGGATTCTATGAGTTTATCTCTCCTAGTGCAATAACAGAAGAAACTATTGCAAAATCAGATGTGAGAGCTTTAATCAATCATGACCCGAATTTAGTTTTAGCACGTTCTACTGCTGGGAACTTAAATTTGTCGGTTGATGATAAAGGTTTGAGATATGAATTTTCTATTCCAGAAACTTCTTATGGTAAAGACTTAGCAATAAACATGAAGAATGGAAACATCAATCAATCTTCATTTGCATTTACTGTTGGTTCTGATGAGTGGAGCACAGATGATGAAGGGAATGATATTAGAACAATAACATCTATTGAAAGACTTTATGATGTTAGTCCTGTAACATATCCTGCTTATTCTCAAGCGGAATCTGATTTAGTAGTTGCTCAGAGAGGTTTGGCAATGTATAAAGAAAAACAAGAAATAAAAGAAGAGGAAAACGATTTGGTTGCGCGTTCGTTGGCGAAACTAAAAATTGAATTAATAAAACGAACAAAATAATAATAATAAAATTTTTAAAAATGAAATCAAGTATTGAATTGAAAGAATTGAGAAATGATATTATTTCAGAATTAGAAGTTATCAAGGAAACTGCAACTGCAGAAGAAAGAGATTTGACTACTGATGAGAATAATAACATGGATTCACTTCTAAAAAAAGCAGATGACTTATCTGCAAAAATTGAAAGAGCTGAGAAAGTTGAGACTGAAATTAGAAATAATGCAAAGTTTTCAGGAACTCCAGTTCAAAAAGTAAACACAGACAAAGCTACAAGAGGATGGTCTTTATTTAAGGCAATCAATGAAGTTAGAAACGGTGGAAAATTAACTGGTCTTGAGGCAGAGATGCACCAAGAAGCTGAAACTGAAGCTAGAAAAGGTTTACAGGGAATTGGTATTCCTACAATGATGAAAGAAGAAAGAGCAATTGACCAAACTAACTCTGCTATAGCACCAACATCTGTTGGAGCGTATGTTGATAGTTTACAAGCTTCTGCTCTTTATGACAGAATTGGAGTTAATAATTTAGGAACTGTTGCTGCTGATACTGTTCTTCCTATTGCTGGAGGTTCTACTGTTGCATGGGGAGCTGAAGTTGCTGCTGCTGCTGATGGTGGTGCAAACTTTGGAAAAGTTACTTTAACTCCAAAAAGAGTTACAGGTTATGCTGATATCTCAAATGTTATCTTAGCTCAAAACGGACCAGCTGCTGAAGCTTCTGTAATGAGAGATATGGGAAGAAACATGGGAACTCAAATTGACGCTGCAATGTTTGGTTCTGCTAACGTTGCAAACGCTCCAACTGCAATTGTTCAAACTGCTGGAACTTTAACTTTTACTGAATCTGCTGCTGGTGGTTCTGCTGGTGCTGCTTCTGATATGTTAGAAGCTATCCAAACAATTGCTGATGACCATGGATTAGATGGAAATTTAGGATTCGTTAATAACTGGGCTCTTTATTCTAACATTAAGTCTGCTGCTCAAGTTGCTTCTGTTTATCCTTTATATGTAGATGATAGATTAGCTGGATATCCTGGTTATTTCTCTTCTGCTCCTGCAACTGCGGGTGGACCTCCAATTACTTCTGCTGATGGTTTATTCGGTGATTTTGGAAGAATCTATTTTGCACAGTTTGGACCTAGTAACATTATAGTAGACCCTTACAGTGCGGCTACTACTAATGAGGTTAGACTTGTAATGAATAACCACTTTGATTGGGGAGTTGCTTCAGGTGCTTCATTTGTTAAATATACTACAGTTCTTTAATAGTATTTAATATAAATTAAGAAAGGGCTGGTTTTAGATAGCCAGTCCTTTTTTTTAAAAAATAAAAAAATGTATAGAAGTTTAAAAGTAATTACCTTAGCAACAAATCCACTGTTTACTACAGCTGAAGCAAAGGATTTCTTAAAAGTTGATACAACTGCAGATGATACTTTAATAGATAATTTAATTAAAGCGGCAACTCAATCGTGTGAGGAATATACTAATCAATACTTCTTAAATACAGTAGTTACACAATATAGTGATAATTGGATGGAAGTATATAGACTTTATAAAAGTCCAGTAGCATCACTT